GAGTTAATTTTGCAGTTGTTTTTAACGAGGAAATTCTCGATCAAATGCCTGATGATCAAAAAGAAATGGCAATTATCGAATGTTTAGCGGGTGTTTCTGTTTCCGAGGCCGATGTTGTCACGTTAGAAAAACCCAATTTTAGTACTTACAGGGGTGTTTTGGAAAAATATGGTCATGATCCAATCATTATATTGCACGAATCAATAAAAAGTCTTTTCGACAAACAGAAACAGAAAGAAGATGAAGAAAAGGCTGCACGTAAAGGTAAACGTGGTAAAAAGTTCAACAAATAATTATCACATTCATTGCATTTATAAATCCCGACGGTTATTCGTCGGGATTTTTTTGTTCATGAGTATTTATAATAAATTCTTTTATAATGGTATCATATAATATCAAATTCCCGTTGAACGACGATGTTTCAACAAACACATATTTTGCGCTGACTAAAACGACCAAGGATGCGTTAACTTCAGACTTGTTGTTGTTATTATTGACACAAAAGGGTGAAAGATATTATGAACCTGATTACGGGACGAATTTGTTGAGATTCATCTTCGAACCGAACGATAATCTTGTTCAATCAGATATCGAACAGGATATAAAAGAGACTGTCTCAACATACATTCCGGCATTGAAGATAGACCGGATTACATTCAACAAAAATATTGATGATCAGGGTCTTCCGATGTCTGAAACTCAATTGAATGTCTATATCAAATTTATATACACTGAAGATACATTTTCCGAAATGGGTGAATTAGAACTAAATTTTTAAAATATAGAATATGGCAACAAATATGACGACAAATGTGATACAATATGGAAGTAGGACATTTGGTGAAATTAGGACAGATTTAATTACCCTTATCAGACAGACTTATCCTGAAGTGCTCAATGATTTCACCGATTCAAGCGTTGGAGCGATGCTTATTGATATTAATGCGGGTGTTGCTAACAATTTGGCGATTAACACTGACAGAGCATTTCAGGAAACTCAACTTGAATATGCACAACAAAAGGCATCTATATTGAATATTGCAAAAAATATGGGTTTCAACATTCCTGCACGCAGGGCGTCGGTGACAGTTATTGATTTCACCGTGAACGTCCCTGTTCTTGGAGATAGACCAGATGTATCGTATTATCCCGTACTTGAGAAGGGGGCGCAAGTGGTTGGTGGCGGAAAAACATTCGAAACACAGGAGAACATCGATTGGAGTTCTGCAATAAGCACGCTTGGTGACCCAAATCGTTCAATAATACCGAACTTAGATTCCAATGGGATTATTCAATCATACAGCGTGACTAAGCGAGAGGTGGTGATAAACGGTTCAACGAATATTTTTAAGAGAACTATAACTGCTGCAGATGTTATACCATTTTTCTCCGTGACATTGCCTGATCCAAGTACCATTGAAATTGAAAGTGTTATTTTGTTAGAAGGTACGAATTATTCGTCGAACCCTTCTATGAGTGATTTTTACAATGATGATTATAGGTATTATGAAGTGGATTACTTGGCTCAACAAAAAGTTTTTGTTGAAAACACCGAAAGTTCACAGGAAAATACCAACACAAACGGTTTAAAAGCAGGTAGGTGGATCGATGTAACAAAAAAATTCATCAAAGAATTTACTGCAAATGGTTTTTGCAAATTAATATTCGGGTCTGGCGATGCTGACGTCAATGCATTCACCGAGGGGTTTCTGAAAGAAGGGGTTAGTAATCGGAGTTTCCTTGAAAATTTTTTGAATAATACTGCTTTGGGTGAAAAACTCAAAGCCGGATATACATTATTTATAAAATATAGGACTGGAGGTGGTAGTGCATCAAATCTTGGAAGTGGTGTGTTGACGCAACTTGGTAGTTATAATTTGAGGGTTCTCGGCTCACGTTCCGATTTCAATCAAGCCGTTCAAAGAAGTTTAACGGTAAATAACCCTATCCCGGCGATAGGCGGGAATGATGGATTGAGTGTGGAACAGATCAGACAATTGGTAAAATACAATTTTTCTGGACAGTATAGAAATGTTACACTTACAGATTATCTGATGCAGGTTTATAAGATGCCGGGGAAGTTCGGATCACCATTTCGTACCAATGTTTTTAAACAAAATAATAAGATTGTGATTTCAATTCTTGGATTAGGGTCTGACGGAAAATTGTCAAATACGAGCAATTCATTATTGAAGGACAATATTGCAGAATATTTATCTCAATACCGCATGATCAATGATTATGTTGAAGTAAAAGATGGTAAGATATTCAACTTGGCGTTTGATATTGATGTGTATGTTGAGAATATCGCAGATAATCAAGTGGCTAATAGTATAATATCCCTTGTCAAAGAATATTTTGATATTGATGATTATGAAATGAACCAAGATGTATTTCTTGGTCAATTGCAAAGACAGATATTAGAAGCGAATGGGGTAGTGAATGTCATTAGTATTAAGGTTTATAATAAGGTTGGGGGTCAGTATTCGAATAATGTCATTCTACAGAATATTGTGAACACAACAACGGGTGAGATAGAACTTATAAATAATACGATACATTCAGCAGAGGATTCGATGTTTGAAATCAGGTATCCTGAAAAGGATATTAAAGTGTATTTGAGAAAGAAAATTGCATAATGGAAGTTTTGAAGAAAATTATACGGCGTGTAATGACCACTGGGGCGACTACGGGTTGCACGGAATGTCATATAATCATACCAGACATTACGACCGTGTATAATATTAAAATTGGTTTAAGACAGGAAGTACAGGACATGGGATTTTTTGACGCATACGAACCAAATGCTGTTGTGGAAACTACATCATTTTCAAATGTGACTGTAACTGGAACTACATATAGTAGGTTGAACGAATTAGAGAAATATGCAGTAAATTCTACGTATGAAAACAAATATATTTCTAATGGTTCGACGGTTAGTGATGGGGTGGATTATAATGCTTCAGTGCGAAACAATTGTTATGTTTATTATATAAATGGGATGGAATATATTGATATAATTTCAAATGAAAGTGTTGTTTGTACAACATATTCTTTTATAGCGCAAGGCACAAATAGTCCTGATTTTATCTCAGCACCGATATTTAAAAATCCGGATAAGGAAAAAATTGTTAGCAATCCAAAAATTGACGATGATGTATTTATAGTCAGACAAGAGGTGTCAGCATTCGACAAAAATTATAGATTGGAATTCGTCAGAAACCTTTTGGATTTAGAGACTTATGCCGGTGGAAAATATTTTAACATAATACAAAACAGTTAAAAATGATTGTCATACAACAACAATTTCAAAAAATTAAATGGGTTAATGAAAATATTATGCCTATTGAAATTGTTATTATTGATAAAAATAATAGTATTAAATTTAAATCATTATAGCGTGGCGATAGGAACATTTGGTATAACAAGACCTGCAGATGTTAGCATTGAGGACATCGACATCTATTATAATTACACTCCTGACAGGCAGACGTTGAACGATGATATTTTCAAGATCGAATCGCCGGGCGACTTATTGTCATATTGCTATCTGCCGCAAAGTGAACAGCGGGTCGGTTATGAAAACTTATTGGAAGGTCTTTACAATTTGAGACTTCCTGCATCAATTTTCAATCAATTGGGGATATACACAATATATATCAAACCCAAAATGCTTGAACCGATTGAAATTAAGGATTGTGGTGTTCTATCAGCACTTCCCACGGTTAAGGGATTAGTAGTCAATCTTAATGACCTTCCCGATGGATTAAGGGCGAACAATGCTTTGCAAGGATATCGTATCGAGTATATCAATTTTGATAACACAAAACTGCGTAACGTTTTCAGATATGTGGTAACATCTAATAAGGTTGTGGCGGTTAGTGAAAATGTTGGGAACACGAGTCAAAAAACACAAAGATACCGTTTTGATGATTCAGGTTCACTTGTTTTCATTCAATTAACACCGAGCAGTTCATCAGACGTCAAACCGAATTCCTATCCTTTTATTGGTGTTCCAGGACAGGAGATATTGATATCCCATACGTTTTTTACCCCATTGACGATCGAGGTTGAACTTGTTGAAAATACGATAGACACATTGATGGATGTTATTGCTGGTGAACAGATTAAAGATGTTCAAAAAGGCATTTTAACATATTACAACAAAGATAGGGCAATCACGAGACAGGTTAATCTATACGAAATTAAGGAAGATACTACGAACGTTCCGTTGTTTGAAGTCAAGGAGAAAAGGGAAAATATTGACGAAACACAAAATTTCGACGATATAACAAGCGAAGTGCAGTAGTTTTTTAAAATGTTTATTTGTAATGCTAAAGTTACCATTAGTCAGTTGCCTCATGGTTACGAGGGCAGCCAATCTAAATTTTATTGACAATGCGATATGTTGTTACATATCTCAAACATATGAGAACAAAGAACTTATCATCGTTCCTGATTGTGATCCAATAAATTTAGAATGTCTTAAAGCCTTTTTGGAAAAATACGAGAATGAAAGGATTAAACTCGTCATTCCGGATAAAAAAATGCTATTGGGTGCTTTAAGGAACATGTCAATAAAATATGCTTCTGGCGATTATTGTATTCAATGGGACGATGATGACCTTTATCATGCTGAAAGGATTGAAAAACAATTTTTTCATTTGGTTAATGATGAGGGGTATGATTACTGCCTCCTTAAGAATTACATGATGTATTTCAGGAATACTAAATTATTGTCAATAAATAGATGGCCGGATCATTTTTCAATTGCAGGCAAGCCTGCAAGTATAATGTTTAGAAAAAATATTAAATATAGATATCCTGATGGGACGCATTTGGGTGAAGATATTGTGATTGCTGAAAATACAAAATTAAAATATTGTCTTGTCGATAATATGCCGTTTTTATATATTTATAATTATCATGGGCGTAATTGTTATGATTATCAGCATTATCTTAATTTATATTGTGAAACAAAAATTTCTTTCGACATGAATATTCTTGAGAAGGTGATGCCAATGCTTGATAATGCGGGTTTTGAATATAGATATTAGGAATATGGATAAGAAAGAACCACTGATTAGTTGTCTTATGGTTACCAGGGGGGTGAACCCGGAAATTATTGACGGGGCATTGTATTGTTATGCTAATCAAACATGGAAAAATAAGGAATTAGTAGTGGTGACAGATTGTAATATCAAAACCCGGAACGGATTGATCGATCTTTTGAATAAATATAAGGATTACAATATTAAATTGATTTATCATGAACACAAACTTCTAATGGGGGCGTTAAGAAACGTGTCAATAGAACACGCTTCTGGCGATTATTGTATTCAATGGGACGATGATGACCTTTATCATGCTGAAAGGATTGAAAAACAATATAGTGCTATAATCAAAGGTGATTATGATTATTGTCTTTTAACAGAATTTATGATGTATTTTAAAAACACGCATCTTTTATCAACAAATAGATGGTCAATACATAATTTTATAAGCGGAATACCTTCAACAATCATGTTCAAGACAAGTATTGATTACAAATACTCCGACAACGTTCAATACGGTGAGGATGTCGAAATTGCCAAATGCTTTCACTTGAAAGAACTTCTAATTGAGGGGATGCCTCATTTATATGTTTACATTTATCATGGTGGGAATTCTTATGATTACAATCATTATCTTAAATTCTATCATTGCACGAATACCTCATTCAATATAGAATCATTTAAAATGATCGCTCCATTGTTGAATTACATGGGAATGGACTACAGGTTTTAATTATAATACGGCCACAATCTTTTTTGTTTTACCGTATTTATATAAAATATTAAAATTGTGGCAAAAGTAAAAGTTGTAAATAACAACCTTGATTCAAATCTGAACGGCATTAGTTTCAATAATACGGCTTCTCAAACAGTGTTTTCGTTTGGAAGTTTTTCTGTTACAACGAATTTTGATCAAAGAATACCGATCGACTATTCTACGGAATTAAGTACTTTCGTTCGTCCCGTCACATTAGAGACATTGGGTTATTCGGACGTTGAATCTGAAATATTGTATGATTATACCGTGAACGCCGTTTTGAATCTCGACAGATCGGATTTGAAAACTTTTGTCAGATATGGTTCTGCTTATGAC